TCAGTTCGGCGGGCCGCCGATCGCTGGTGGCACCTGGCCCAAGGCTGGCCAGAATTGTTCAAACAATCGCGCTGTGTTGTGCGCCGCGCCTTGAACCACGAGGCGGCAGCGTCTATCACCGCGGCAGCTCTCAAAACGGAAAGGCCCGCCCGAGTACAGGAACGTCACGCCCTCGAACGTGCAGTTCGCGTAGCAGATGTTGTCGAGTGGCCGGTAGCAGTCCTTGTACGCCTGGCCCTCGTAGCGCACGAACTCGGTCACGTCGCTTACTTCCCCCATCGAGCACCTCCCGGAGCGCGAAGCCTACCACGAGGAGGGACCAGTGATCGCACACCTCGTCCACGTTGCCGCGCTCGCGCTCCTTCTCGCGCAGATGCGCCGCGCGCAGCTCCATCGCGCTGAGCGGTCGTTCTTCTGCTTCTTCGCCGCCTGGCTCGCCGCGTGCGCAACCTGGCTGGTGCTCGACCTCGAATCTTCTCCTCTAGCCCCTGCGCTCTACCTCGCGCTCAACCTGGTCCCCTTCCTCTTTGCCGCGCCCGCGCTGGCGCGTGCGGCGCGGCAGCTTGTCTGCGTGCCGCCCGCGAGCTCCGGCGAAGAGCAGGAAAGCGCTGCGGTCGCCATCATCTGGCCGTTTGTCGCGCTCGTGGCCGTCGGCGTTTCCGGCCGCGAGGTTTTCCTGCACTGGCCCGATCCGGCTGCTGCTGCGCACATCGTCGCGTTCAATGCAGCGGCATGGTGGGGCGCTGTGGCCGGCGCGATCTTCCTGGCGTCGTCGTTTTGCGAAGAGCCCGGCGCGCGCCGCACGCTGGCCCGCGGCGTCGGCGTGTACCTGGCGATGTATCACGGCGGCCAGCTCCTCATTGCCGCCGTGCAAGCGCCTCTGGCCGCGTTGCAGCTTCTGCTCTTCGCCGCGGCAGCCGCGGCCGTGGCCCTGGCGTTCCATATCGGCCCGCGCCCCGACGCGCTGGTGAATCCCGAAGTCCTCGCTGTTGTCCCCGCGGGGCGGCTCGCAGCCACCACCACCCCAAGTGCCGTCGCCACGTACGCCGGCCTTGACACGGCGCATCACGCGCCCTGCGCGCCGCCCCCACCTCTCTCCTGTCGCACCGGCCGAGCCGGACGGAGGAACGGATGAGCAAAGTCGCCGCCGAAGCGATAGCCGAACGCGCGGGGATGGACCCGCGCAGCGTGCGCCGCGCGCTCGACGCGGTGCTCGCCTCAACCAACGGCACGCGCTCGCGCTACGAGCAATGCGTCCCCAGCGCCCGCGGCGGCGGCGGCGCGAAAGGCCTGCGCTTGTTCGATCCCGCGGCCATTGCCCGCGACCTCGGCGCGCGCATCCGCAATCCAAAACTCCGCGAGGCCCTCGCCGGATTCGCCGGCCAGGAGCCTACCCCCGAAACGCACGACGTCCACGTCAGCACCACCACGCTTGCGCTGCGTCCCGCGTCGCCAGCGGCAGCACCGCGGCCCGCGCACACGCGCATTGAGGGACCCGGCAACCTGGCGACGCCGGCCGCAGCGCAAGCCACCCTTCCACTCTTCGCCCCCACGAGCGAATCGGCCGCCCTCTCCCCCGAAGACGAGCGCCAGGCGCGCGAGCGCTTCGCGGTGATCCAGCCGCTCATCGACTACCTGGCGCTCCCGCGCGCTCACCGCGCCAACTTCCACGTCGGCGTGGGCCAGGAGCGCCGCGCCATCCGCAACTCGAAGGCCTTCGTCCAGTGGCTCGCCACGCAGGAGTTCTGGATCACGGAGAAGGGCACGAGCGCCCAGCGCCGCGTCCCCGCGCGCACCATCTGGCGCTGGTACAGCGAGCAGTGGCTCAAAGGCGGCTGGGCGGCGCTCGGTGGCAAGACGCGCAGCGATCGGGGCGAGTCCAAGCTCTTCGGTCGCGCGCCCGCGCAGCTCCCCGACGACAAAGATGCGATCGCGCGCGAACTGGACAAACTCACGCCCGCGGGGCAGCTCGTGGCGCGGCTGTACCTGGTCGAGCGCCGCAGTATGCGCATGGCCTTCGAGGAGCTGGCGCGGCAGCACGCGCAGCTTGGCCTCGAGCGCGCGCCGGCCTACTCCACGGTGCACGCCTTCCTCTCGTCGTTGCCGCCGGTGGTCGCCCGCGCGGCCCTGCGCCCCGCCAAGGAGTTCCACCAGGCGCATGCGCCATACATCGTCCGCGATTACACCACCGCGCGCGTGATGCAGTGGTGGGTGCTCGACCACGCTCAGGACGACTTCTTCGTCTTCAACGACTTCATTCCCGAGCTCAACCGCTTCGCCTTCCTCGACGCCGAGCCCAACGCCTGGATGCGCCTGTGGCTCACCGCGTTCATGGACGTGCGCTCGCGCTACATCGTCGGCTACGCCTTCGCCGCGGTGCCCAGCTCCACCTCGATCTGCTCGGCGCTGCGCATGGCCGTGCTGCGCACCGGGCGCGCGCCGCAGTTCGGTCTGCTCGACCGCGGCGAGGACATGAAGAAGGTCGCCCGCGGCGCATCGAACGTCGCACCCGCGAAGCCCGCGCTGCCCGAAGCGGCGCAGGGCCAGCTCACCCGGCTGATCCGCCAGCAGTGGGGCGGCTCGGGCGGCGTAGTGCACTCGATCGGCGAGCACCCGCAAGCCCATCGAGTCGTGGTTCAAGACCAAGCGCAACCGCTTCGATTCTCAGGCGCGCAGTTACGCCGGCAACGCCCCGCACAACCGCCCCGACTCCGCGCAGCAGATGCTCGACGCGCACGCGCGCGCCCTGCGCGAGGTCCCCGCGGGCGCCGCGCTGCTGCACAACGCCACGCCGCTGCCTGCGGCTTCGCTGGCCATCCGCGCCACGGTCGAGTGGATCGAGCGGTGCTACAACCGCGAGCACCCGCACACCGGCCACGGCATGGGCCGCCGCACCCCGGAGCAGGTCTTCCGCGCCGGCTACGCGCTCGCCGAGCAGCAGAAGAACGCCGCCGCGCTTTCGCCGCGCGCGCTCGACGAATTCCTGCGCGACCGCCAGCGCCGCCAGGTGTTCAACTCCGGCTGCGTGCGCATGTACAAGGCTCAGTTCGAGCCTGCCGACGCGGAATCGCTCGCCGTGCTGCGCTGCTGGGACGATCAGGAAGTGCTGGTCGCCGCCGACCCGCACAACGTCGGCGACGCCGTAGCCTACAACCCGGAAACGGGCGAGTTCCTGGGCGCGCTGGTTTCCAAGACGCTCCTGGCCTGGGGCGAATCGCAAGACACCATCCGCGCGCGCATGCGCGCCCAGCGCCGCACCCGCCGCGCCGCCGCGCAGTACGTCGCCCTGCTCGGCCAGCGCGACGACGCTCATTTCGGCTTCCTAGGCCCCGCTTTCAGTGGCACAGCCACTCCTGGCTGTGCGTCAGACGCGCTCCCCGCGGCCGTCCCTGCGCGCGCATTACCCGCGCGCCCGCCGCGAGCTGACCTGGCTTCGCCCTTCGTCTCCGACGCCGTGCGCGATTCCGACTTCTGGAAGGAGGACGCCTGATGTCCGTCACCGTGGAAGCCCGTTCGCTCGCCGCGCGCGTCCAGCCGCCGGCCTCGCGCGAAGTCCGCGCCGCGCTCACCGACTACCTGGAGCGCACCGGCCACACCCACATGGAGTTCGCCGCGCGCATCGGCTATTCGCAGCAGGCCGTCTCGATGTTCCTCTACGGGCGCTACGCGAAGCTCGCCGGCACCGACCTCTACCTCCGCGCCGCGGTGTGGGACTACATCGAGCGCCACCCCGTCGTGGTGCGCCGGGCCGCGCGCGGCCGCCTCTTCGCCACCGAAAATGTCCAGCGCATCCGCCGCTACTTCGCCCGCGCCATCGCCCACGGCGAAGTGGCCCTGCTCTACGGCCCGCCCGGCACGCAGAAGACCTTCGCGCTCGAGCACCTCATCGCCGAACAGAACGGCCGCGACGCCGGCGCCGCGCTTTACGTCTACGCCAGCGACCGCATGACCGCGCTGGCGCTCCTCCGCCGCATCGGCCGCGCCGCCGGCGCGGTGATCTCCAGCGCCAGCGTCGAACGCCTCATCACCAACGTGCTCGCCGCGCTCGAAACCCGCTCCCAGGCCCCGGCCATCCTGGTGGACGAGGCCCAGCACCTCGACGTGCGCTGCCTCGAAATCCTCCGCGAATTGCACGACCGCTCCGGCTGCGGCCTGGTGCTGGCCGGCTCGCACTCGCTCTTCGAGAACTTCCTGCGCGGCCGCGCCCACCTCGAGCAGTGGCTCTCGCGCATTGACCACAAGGACCCGCTCCCCGGGCTCACCGAAGACGAAGTCGAGCGCATTGCCGCGCGCGAGCTCGGCAACGGCCAGCCGGCCAAGCTCTCCGAGCGCCAGGTGCGCGAGCTCGTCAAGATGTGCCGCGTCGAAGACGTCTTCGCCCGCGACCCGGAAGGCAAGCGCGCCACCCGCCAGTACCTCAGCGTGCGCCGCCTGGTCAAGTCCATCGCCCAACTCAAGGAGCAGCGGTGCGCCGCGCACTCCGCCAACGCGAAAGCAGGTGCCGCGTGAGCCGCCTCAGCCTTTCGTACCGCCGGCATCCTGCCGGCCTCCTGGTGCGGTTGCGCCATCCCCTGCGGCACTACGACCCGCAAACGGGCCGCGTCACCAACGTCACCTATCGCCACGCCGCGCTGGTCCTCGCCCTGGTGTTCTTCGGCGCGGCCGCGGTCACCATGGCCATCCACTTCGCGCTCGCCGCCGTGGTCGCTCTCCTCACGGAGGTGCCATGCCTGAAGTGAACACCTACGCCTGCGACGTCTGCGGCGCGCACAAGCGCGAGGTCAATCGCTGGTGGATCGTCTGGACAGGCGCTGATTCGCGCTCCGGGGACGCCGACTATTACCTCCACGTCACCGGGTTCGACGAGGCCGTGTGGGGCGGCCTCAACGCCACGGGCTACGTCCGCGCGGTGGCCTGCGGGGAAGAGCACGTCCACGAACTCTTCTCGCGCTGGCTGGTGTCGCGCACCTTTTTGGCCCCGTCGCAAAGACCGCTCCAGGGTTCCGGGGTCAGGACGGAGGGGTCCGGCGAAACCCTCTCCCCTCGTCCCTCGCCCCTGGCCCCTGCTTCTTCGCCCCCTCGCGTCGCCCCTACCCAAGACGACGACCAAGGAGACACGCCATGAGAATCAAACGCAGCAACCTGAACGCGCTGGACCACGAATGCGCCGAGTACCTGCGCATGAAAGCCGCGCTCGAAGCGCTCGGCAAAAAGCTCTTCCGCGCCGCGCGCTCCCTGGGCGTCGCCCCCCAGAACGCCGCCAAGTCCCGCTACCTGGCCGGCTCGCTCTACGAGGTACTGGCCACCATCGGCGCCCGCACCGAAGTGGATCAGGCCGCCGCGTTGAGAGTGGCAGAGCGCATCAACGGGGTGTTTGAGAGCGCGGTCGTCTATTCCTTGCGGCCCGATTGGGAGCGCGCGACCATGACGAAGAAGGACATCGCCGCTGTGCGCGCCTGCCTGCGCACCAAACCCGTCCGCCGCCTCACCGTCCGGCCGCGCAAGGCCCGCACCGCGCAGCGCCGCCGCGCCGACCGCGTCATCGTCCGGAGGGCCGCGTGAAGCTCACCAACGCGGACCTGGCCACGCTCATCGACGCGCTGCGCGACGCGGAGGCCTACCGCCGCTCGATCATCGACGCGGAACTGCCGCCGCGCAGCGTCCCGCGCTGCGACTGGGAGAAGGACGACCTCGACAACGAGGCCATCTGGAAGCAAAGCGTGGCCCGCTTCCGCAAACTGCGCCGCAGGCTCGAGCGGATGGAGTCGAACCTCTCTGCGCCCTCTGCGCGAACCGCGCGCAGCGCGCCAGAACCATCGTCCCCTCGGACCACGACGCGCTGTGCGCCCGCCAGACGCCGCCGCCGGCCGACCGCCAGGGCCTCACCGTGGCCGTTCGCTTCGAGCGCATCCAGGGCCTGTACCTCGAAGAGACCGGGCGCGCCCGCACCAGCCGCTACGACGACGAGAAAATCCGCGCCTGGGCCGCCTCGCTGGAGGTCCCGCTGGCCGCCAATCCTCCAGGGCCTCCGGCGCGCCCTGGACGTGGCCCACGGGCGCGGCGACGCCGTCTACGCCTTCGGCTACGTCGAGCCGCACATCGTCGCCGCCGTCCGCCGCTACGCCGAAACCCACGCCGGCCAGGGCCCGGAGAGCAGGGCGCGCCGGGCGCAGGGGTCAGGGGGCAAGGATGAACTCCGACCGCACCACTCCACACGCCGATGAACGCCGCCACTCGCCCCTGGCCCCTCTGGCCAAGTGGGCCGGCTGGCTGCTCATCCCCGGCGCGTGGCTCATCGGCGCCGCCGCCGGCGTGTGGCTGGTGCTGGCCCTGCGCCGCGCCGAGCGCCTGTACCTGCGCTACGAGAACGAAGCGCTCCACGCCATCGAAGCCTTCGCCGGCGAACGCATCACCCTGGCGCATCTCGACCTGGCGCACGCGCGCTTCGAGCTGGCCTGCGCCCGCCGCGCCGTGTGGCGCGCCCGCGCACAGCTCGCCGGCATCCCCGCCGCGGTCAGCCCCTCGCCTCTCGCCCCGAGCCCCTCGAAAACCACCTGGCCGGCCTCCGGCTCCGGGAGGATTCAATGAGCGTTCGCGCCGCGATGGCTTCCGGGGTGGACTTCGCCGACGTGTCCAACCTGGTCACGCTCGAGCGCCTGGGCATCGTCGAGCACTGGTTCCCGCTGGACGCCGCCATGTTTTTCCTGCTGCGCGACCCGGTGCGCTGCGCCCATTGCGGCGAGGCCCATCACTTCTTCGTCAACCGCGACGGGCGCACCCGCTGCTGCTTCTGCGACGACGTCTACCGCGCCGCCTGCGCCGCCCTGAAGGAGTCGCCCTGATGCCGCGCCGGCGCACCGACCCCATCTGGCAGGCTACGCAGCGTAACCGCCGCGCCGTTCTGGAAGCCCGCGCCCAGCGCGAGCGCGCCGCCAAGCGGCTCGAGTGGATGGTCGTCCATCTGGTGGACCTCATCCTCCGCCCGGACGCGCCGCGCCACCGCCGCCTGGGCATCCGCGCGCGCACCCGCACGGAGTACTCCGCGAAGTGGGCTGCGCAGAAGCGCGCCGGCAGCAAGTCCTTCCGCCTGGCCGAGGCCGCGCGCTGCGCGGGCTACCGCCAGCGCCACCCGCGCAAGGCGAAGCGCGCCCGCCAGCGCTGGCGTCGGGGCCACCGGCGGCACTTGCGCGCCTACAACCGGCGCTACAGCGCGGAGTGTTTCCCGCTGCGCGTGTGCTTCTTCTGCCGCGCGAAGTTCGTCCACGGCAGCCACGCCGGGCGGCGCGGCTGCGCCGGGCGCGACCGTTGCGGCCTGATCGAGCGCGTGGTGAACGGCCGCCCGCGCCAAGTCTTCCATTGCGGAGAATGCTGATGCCGACGACGCCTCGCGCCTGGACAAAACGCGACGAGCGGCGACTGCGCGCGCTGTATCCGACGCACCGCCAGAAGGAGTGCGCGGCGGCGCTCCAGCGAACAGCGAAAGCCATCGCCAGCCGCGCCAAGCTCCTGGGCCTTCGCCGCATTCGCGACTGCCACCGATGGACCGCGGCCGAAGTTCACGAGCTGCGCGCCATCTATCCAAACTCGCCGACGCGTGAGGTCGCCAGGCGGATGGGTGTTTCGGTTCACCAGGTGAACGGGAAGCGAGCCATGCTCGGCCTCCACAAGGAAGCGGCGTATCTCGCCGGGCCCTACAAAAAACTGCTCGCCGGCCTAGGCAATGGCATCCGGCACCGCTTCCCTAAAGGCCACGTCCCCGCGAACAAAGGCCTGCGCCGACCGGGGTGGTTCGCCGGCCGCACGCAATTCCAGAAGGGCCAGCGGCCGCGCAACACGCTTCCCGTAGGCACAGTGATGCCCAATAGCGCTGGTTACATGCGCATCAAAATCAGCGATGCGCCCGAGCCGTCCCACGCCAAGGGAGCGAACAGCCGGAACTGGGAGTTCGTCCACCGGCGCGTGTGGGAGGCCGCGCACGGCCCGATCCCCAAGGGGCACCGCATATGGTGGAAAGACCGCAACCACGGGAACTGCGCCCTCGAAAACTTGGAGCTGCTCAGCGACGCCGAACACATGCGCCGCACCACCATCCACAATCTGCCGCCGGACCTGAAGAAGGCCTGCCAGGCCCTCGGCGCGGTGCGGCGGAAGCTCACCCTGATTCGCAAGAAAGGAGCCCGCGATGCCCAAGAACAAGTTGCAAGATCTGCGTGACCACCTTTTCGAGACCCTCGAAAAACTGAAAGACGAAGAGCAGCCGATGGAAGTCGAGCGTGCGCGGGCCGTTGCGGAAGTCAGCCACGCCATCATCAACACGGCCAAGCTCGAATTGCGCTGGCTGGAGCTTAAGGGCCAGGAGGCCGAGAGCGAGTTCCTCGCCCCCAAGCAATTGCCGTGCGTCCCGAAATCAGTGACGCCGATGAAAAAACTCGGATAGATCGGGGGCGCTGCAGTGAGGCTCTTGACTTTGACCAACGCCGTCCAGCTCCGGTTGCCGGCCGCCGCGGCCACTCGCGTGGCCAACGCCGCGGCCACTCGCGTGGCCAACGCCAATGCCCAGCGCGAGGCGCTCGCCGAGAAGACCCTGCGCGTGATGACCGGCCTGGGCTGGCGGCCGCCTACGCCGCTCGAAGCCGCCGTGCTGCCGCTGCTCCGCCCCGGCCGCGCTGCCGCGCTCTCCATCCGCGCCATCCAGGAGCGCATCGGGCCCTTCGGCGACGAAGGCCGCTTCGCCGATGCCCGCGAGATCAAGGAAGCCGTCTCGCGCCTGGTCACCGACTTCGCCATGCCCATCGGCGGCGCGCGCGGCCACGACCAGGAGTGCCCCGCCGCCGGCCCTCGTCTCTCGCCATCTCGCCACTGCCGCTGCGGCGGCCCCGGCTACTTCCTGGTGCTCACGCCCGAGGATGCCGAGCTGGCCGCGCGCCCGCTCATCGCCGAGCTGCGCTCGCTCAGTCGCCGCGTCCGCGCCCTGGCCGGCAAAAAGGAGCTGGCCCGCCTCTTCGGCCAGATCCAGCTCTCGCTCGACGAAGCGGAGGGGTCCGGGGGCAGGGGAGAGGGCTCCGGGGAGGCCGCATGAGCACCAAGCCGCTGCGCATCCGGCCGTTCCCAGGCTTCGCGACAGCCTGGACGCGCACCTCTCCCCATGAAGGCGAACCCGACTGCCTCTGCGCCTTTTGCGGCACGGTCATCGGCGTGCCCGACGACGATCCGCGCCTGGAGGATCATGACGAGGAGTGCCCCGGCTGCGAACTGTGCGACGGCGCCATCCGCCTGTGGCGGGGCGAAGGCGACGCGATGGAGGAGATTCGGTTCCACACCGCGTGTTTCCAGATGTGCGTGGAGGCCGCATGACGAGAGTCGTCCACCACAAGGTGTTTGGCCCGCTGGAGACGTACCAGACCGCCGAGCCTTGTCCCAACCCGAGCTGCGGCCGGGCCATGCGTCTCCTGTACTCGAAACAGCGCGGCCTGGCCTATTGGCGCTGCGACAACTGCCACGGCGTGGTTTGGGCCGAAGGGATGCGTGCCATTGCCAGCGACCTCTTGCGCGAGCAGTTTGTTCAGCCCGGAGGTGCCGCGTGAGCGAGCACTACACCAGGAACACCGAATCGGTCACCCGCTGGTGCAACCGCTGCGGCCGCCCCACGCAGCACCTGGTCAGCGCCGGGCGCGTGGGCCGCTGCGAAAACGACCACCACCCGGCAACGCCGGGCAAGCCCCCGCGCGCCAACATCCCGCCGCTGCAGCAGCCCGGCCTTTTCGCCGGCGCCCTCGCGCCCCAACTGAGCGAATCGCTCCAGGCCACGGCGTTGCGCGAGCTGGCCGGCGCGGTGTGCGTCTGCGGCTCGGCCAAGCGCCGCGCGCAATCCTTCTGCGGCCCGTGCTACTACGCGCTGCCCGTGCCCGTGCGCAACAGCCTGTGGGCGATCTTCTCCCAGGGCTATGCCGTGAACTACGACGCCGCCAAAGACTGGCTGCGCCACAACACCAACCGTCTCGACCAACGGAGGCCCGCGTAATGGCCAAGCGAATGTACGCAATCGAAGTCGTCTGGAGCGACGGCTCTAGGGAGCTCTTGAGGGAAGGCGACCACACGAAGCTTTTCCGCAGGCGAAAGGAGGCCGACGAAATGAGGGACTTCATGGCAGCGGGCACGGAAGGCGCCCAGAGCATCAGCGTCGTGCTCTACCACCTTCTGGCCGAAGGCGAGGTGGAGAAAATGTGGCGGAGCGGCGAGGCCTGGATGCAACACCAAGCGAGGCGAGGCGCACTTGTGCTGGCCCTGTGCCTCTGTGCCTCTGTGGCCAATGCCCAAACGACTTTAACCGGCACGTTCAAGACGCCGGACAACCTCACCCCGGCCGCGGCGTCGCTCGCGGTCATGGGCTGCCTCGATTCCACCAAGACCGCGCCCGCGTGCACCGGCTCCGTGCCCTTCTACGGCACGGTCAAGCTGGTGGCCAGCGACATCTCCGCCACGCCGCCCGCGCCGCGCGAGCTGACCTTCGGCGGTACCACTTTTCCGCCGCAGGCGCCCGTCGCCTACGTCAAAAGCGACGGCGCCATCATGCGCCAGGACGGCACCGCCGGCATCGTGCTCATCCCTACGAAAAACGGCGCGCTCGGCGCCGGCGCGTCGCCCGCGGGCCTGGCCTACTGCGCCACCATCAACTGGCCCCGCTCCACCGACGGCCGCCGCGCCGCCACCGTCGTCAGCGGCAAGCACCTGTGCAAGGAGATCACCCACGACACCACGGTGGACTGGGCCTCCATCGCCCCCGCCTCCATCACCACGCCGGCCACGTCCTACCAAGCGCAGGTCGAAGGCCAGGTCACCAACTGGGAGACCTGGAACGTCATCGCCGCCGCCAGCGTCACCAATCCTTCGAGCGGCAACGTCCGGCTGTTCTTCGACTCGTCGGACGCGAGCAAACTCAAGCGCCGCAACTCCGACGGCTCGCTCACCACCATCGAAGGCGGCGGCGGCGGCTCGAATCACAATCTGCTGAGCTCGACTCACTCGGACACTACCGCGGGCACCGGGGTGCGCGGCGACGTGATTGTGCGCGACGCCACGGCCTGGGCCCGCCTGGCCATCGGGGCGGCCAATCGCGTGATGGCCTCCGACGGGACCGACGCCGCCTGGACCGCGCTGACCGACGCGCACATCCCCGACACCATCACCGCGGCGCTGTACCTGCCGCTCACCGGCGGCACGCTCACCGGCACGCTGACCGCGCGCGCGGGCGCGACCGGCGCGGGCACCGCGCCCTTCAAGTTCCAGTCGGGCGCGCTGATGACCGCGCCGGAGAACTTCGCCCTCGAGACCGACAACACCGCGCTCTTCTTCACCAATTCCGGGGCCACGCGCAAGCAGCTGGTCTTCACCGACGGCTCCATCACCGGCAACGCCGCCACGGCCACCGCGCTCGCCGCCAACGGCGCCAACTGCTCCGGCAACAACTTCGCCCTCGGCGTGGACGCCAGCGGCGCGGCCGAATGCGCCCAGCCGGCCTTCTCCAACCTCAGCGGCACGATTGCCGTGGCCCAAACCGCGCTGACCACCGAAGGCGATTTGCTGAGCGTGGGCCCCGGCCCGGCGCTGGCCCGGCTGGGCATCGGCACGCTCGGCCAGTTCCTGCGCTCCACCGGATCCGCGCCGCAGTGGTACACCATCAGCCTCGGCGACCTAGCCACCTTCTCCTCCGCCACGCTGGCCACCCAGCTCACCGACGAGACCGGCTCCGGCGTCGCCGTCTTCTCCACCTCGCCATCGTTCACCACTGGCGTCACCATCAGCGGCGGCACGCAGACCACGGACGTGAAGCCATTTGACCTCTCGTGGACGCAGAACGCCGGGGGCGTGCTCTTCACCGGGCCGACCTTCGCCACCACGGCGACGGCCGCGGCCAGCGGTTCGCGCGCATTTACCGTCAGCGTCGACGGCAACCCGCGCTTCGCCATCCTCTCCAAGGGTCCGTTCAGCAGCGCGCACGGGTCGCCCATTTTCACCGCGCCCACTAACTGGAGCGCCTCCTCGCCGCTGCTGAACACGTTCTTTATCGAATGGGGCGGCGGTTCGCCCATCTGGCATTGCCAACTGGACGGGACCAACTGGACCAAGTGCATCTACCAGTGGGAAGTGCAGGGCGTGACCAATGCCACCATCATGCGCGGCGGGCTGTACGGAAACCGCAACAGCGGCGCGCTGGGCGGCGACCAGGGCGCGAATGTCCGCGTCATGTGGTCGAACTCGACCTCGCAAACGGTGGGTATGGTGGGCCTGGGAGAGATTGCTCACGCCACGCTGGACGCCTCCGGGCTCACCCTGCTGGTGCTTGACGGCACCGCCGGCCACTCCACCACCGCCGGCATCCGCGCCGGCGACACCCAGGTTGCTGACCTGCTCCAGGCGCAGAACAACTCCGGCGCCGTGCTCAGCGGCATCGACGCCAGCGGGAACCTCTTTGTCGACAACCAGCTCACCCTGCGCCTCTACGAACTGAACGCCAACGGCGCGAACTACATCGAGCTGCGCGGCTCCGCCTCGCGCTCGGCCAACTACACGCTCACCTGGGCGGTCACCGGCGATTGTACCGGCAACACCAACGGCGGCGCGCTGACCGTCAACTCCTCGAACGAGATCGTTTGCTCCGACGACGACGGCGGCGCGGGCGGCGGCGGCGACAACATCACCGTGAACGGCACAGCGGCCACCGACGCCGACTTCGACGACGCCACGCCCGCTGCGGCCACCGACGGGCTCAACGTGAAATGGCAAAAAGACACCGGCACGCCCAACAACATTTCCGCCTACGTGCTCATGACCAGCATCACCAAGGTCGGCACCATCACCGCTGGCGTATGGACGGGCACCGATATCGCCGTGGCCGATGGCGGTACCGGGGCCAGCACCGCCACCGCTGCCCGCGCCAATCTGGGCGTGCGCTACGGCATGGCTTTTGGCCTGACCACCACCTTCAACCCGGCCGATGCCACCACCTACTACCAGGGCTCCGGCGATACCCCCGACGGCGACGTCGGCGACAACAACCGCCACCGCGCCATCGTCCCGGTGGCCGGCACCATCGAGCGCGTGTGCCTGCTGGTCCGCGTCGCGGGAACCGCTGGGAGCAACGAGACGGTCACCGCGGTGCTGCGCAAGAACGGCACCACGGATTCCACCGAGTCCATCTCCATGACCTGGGACGCGGCTAACCCTGCCGTAGCCTGCGTCAACCTGACCACGACGTTTACCGTCGCGCAGGACGACCGCATTTCCCTGAAAATCACCACCCCGACCTGGAGCACCAACCCGACCAATGTGTCCACGCGCTGGAGCGTGAAGATTCTGCAAGACCAGTAGGAAAAAAAAGGAGGACGAACGATGAGAAAGGCAATCGTAGCAACCGCCGCAGTGCTGGCCATGCTCGCCAGCGCCTACGTCGGAGTGGTCCTGGCGCGGGCCCCGCTGCCCCAGCGCAGCGTCGCCGAACTGCCCGCCGGCTACATCGAGCCCAGCGCCAGCTTCCTCCGCGAGTACGCGGAGATCAAGCGCCTCGAAGAAGACCTTAAGCAGCGGGCCACCGCCTGGGGCCAGACCATCCCCAAGACGCTGTGCGGCACGCCGCCGGGCCCGTGCTTCTTCGACCAGCAGATGCTGGCCTTCCGGCCCTTCACCGACGAGGAGCGCAAGCGCGCCGGCCTGGCGCCGGCCCCGGCCGCCTCAGGGCCCGCGCCCAATCCGTCGGGGCCGCCGGACGCGAAATAACGCCAGCTCCTGAGGGGATCGAATGCCACGGGTCTGCGTGAGACTGGGCTGCGGAGTCGAGCTGCTCAACAAGAGGGGACGGGCCGACTTTTCGCGGCGGCGCTTTTGTTCCAGGGAGTGCCGCCTGGCCGACGCCCTGGAACGCCTGCATCACCGTCGCGCCAAGCGCAAGCCCCGCTGAAAAAGGAGCGCCCTGGAAGCGAGGAAACGATGAAACGACGGACGCCGGAGAAGGCAGCGGGCAGCGCTCAGGGCTCAGCGGTCAGCAGCCGGAGCCCGGCGGTGGTAACATTTCGTGATTTTAGGCTTGACACGGAGGTTAATCGTGAGTACCCTAACCACAATTCAGGCAGCCGAGCGGCTGGGCGTGCACAAAAACACCCTGCTGCGTTGGATACGCGACGGGCTCCTGGAGGAGGTGAAGCGTGTCACGAAGCAAGGGACGTCTTGGCGTGTCTGGACACAGGCGGACATTGCCCGCGCCTGCGCCCTCAAAGAGAAGCTCAAACCGGGGCCGCGACCCAATGCTGGCGCCAGGGAAGATACGAAGGCCGGCGTCGGTCCGCGATCCCGACCTCAGCTTCGTCGATCTCGAAAGCCCCGTCGTTAAGAAGCTCCGCATTCACCCGCTCATCCAGGACAAAGCCGTCAAGGCTGCCGCTCTTGGGCAACTCATCGCTGAACTCACCGTTCTTCGCGACCGGTTCGATGAGGACTCGCGCGAAGAACTTAACCGCATCGTTCAGGGCAAAGACCCCTGGAGCGATCCCGTTTGAAGATCCGCGTGAGCGAACGGGGGCCGGGCTTGTTGTTGTGGCCCGGCCCTCTTCCGCATTTCAAGGAGGCAAAGTGAAGCGTTCCGCTGAAGAGGCCGAAGTCATCGTCCGCCTCGATTACTTGACGAAGGTTGCCCGCATCACCATCAACCAGTGGCCGGCGATGGCCCGGAAGATGCGCCGGCGTTACGGCCAACCGAACCGCGAAAGCGGGCCGATGATCGAACGTTGGGAGGTGCCCATGGCCGCCATCAGTTTCCGGGCGGCGAAGCCCCACGCCAAAGCGAAGAAGGCGGCCTGATGCCCTTTCGCTGCCGGTGGTGCGGCAACTTCATCACGAAGCCGGATGGCTCTCCGGATTATCGAACGCAGTTCCACCCCGGCCCTTGCCGGCGAGCCGCGAGCGCCGACCGTGTCCAGGCCCGGCGCAACGCTGTTCGTGGGAAGCGGTGCCACGTCTGCCGGCAACTGGTCCCGGCCAATTTGGGGGAGCCCCTAAAACGCGTGGTTCAGGTGAACCACGCGGCCGTAGACGCAGTTACAGAGCCTGACGTGCCCGGCAAGGGGGGTGAGTGCCTGACGCCCTGATCACGCCGCGCCAGCTTCGCCGGCTGCAAACGCTGTGGGGGCTGCTCGCCGCGAAGGAAGGGCTCGACCCGAAGTCGCGCGAGCCGCGCCTGGCATGGTGCGGCGCGGCGCTCGGCCACTATGTGGAATCGTTCAAGCTGCTCACCGCGGCCGACGCCAGGGCGCTGATCGACAAGATGCAAGCCTGCCTGCCGCCCGAGCTGATCCAGCGCCGCCGGCGTTCGCGCGAACGCGCCCGCGCCGCCGGCACGGAAGGTCGCCGTCTCGCCCCTGGCCGCTCGTCCCGCGCCCCTGCCTCATTGCCCGACGCGCAGACGCTCGACCTGGTGCGCCGCGAGCGCGACGCCCTGGGCTGGTCGCAGGAGCGCCTCGAGGCCTTCCTCCGCTCGCGCACCTCCCCCACGCGCGGCCGCGCCCCCGTCACCCTGGCCGACTGGAACCGCGTCCTCTGGGCCCTGCGCGGCATCCACCGCCGCCAAGCCAAGGCCACTCTCACCGCCCCGAAAGATTCGGGGCCGGCGCCGACGCAGAGCGCAGAGGAGAGCCACGCATGACCAAAAGCGCCGTGGCCACCGAAACGGTGTGGATCTCCGTCGCCGCGGCCGCGCGCATCTTGGAGAAGACGCCCGCGATGGTGCGCGTGTACATCGCCGAGGGGCGGCTGCGCGCGCGTTGGGGTCCGCTCGGCGGGCGCACCGAGATCCTCACCCTCGCCGACATCAACCGCTGCTGCTGGGCCCTGAAGGCCATCCTCCAGCGCAAAGCGAAAACGAATCTCCCCGCCCACGGGAGGCCGACCCACGCAGAGGAGAGCCACGCATGATCGAGTTGCGCAAGGCGCTGTACCGCTACGACGAGACGGCCAACCTCCTCTCCGTCTCGCGCCGCACCATCACCCGCGAGGTCGAGGCAGGCAAGCTGGACGTGGTTTTCGTGCGCAATCGCCCCCGGATCACCGCCGACTCCATCCGGCGCTACATCGAGGAAAAAGTCCGCGAAGCGGCCAACGCGGCGGCCCGCCGCTAAAAAAACGTGCCACAGGGTGCCACAGCGTGCCAGTGAGGTTTCCGGGCAGGACTTTACTTGTCGCACAATCCGGGTCGGACATGGGCGCGCCAGCCGCGCTCGTGAATCCCGGTGTCCATGACTCCGGGCAAAAGCCGCGGCTGGCCCTCCCCTCCTAGCCGTGAATGCCGGAACCTCGCGAATCCCTGGTGCAACTGGCGCGCCTCAAGGCCGCGCAATTCTCTCTAGACCCGGCGCTGGTGTGCGCGGTGGTCGAGCAGGAGTCGGGCTGGGTGCCGTGGGCGTGGAACCCGGAGCCGCGCTACCGCCACATCGTGAACGTCAAGAATGGCCTGCCCTTCCGGACGCTGACCCCGGAGGAAATGCGGAGCGAGGAGCCGCCCGCGGACTTTTCTTGTCCACCGGGCGTGGATCGCGACACCGAATGGTGGGGCCAGCAAGCGAGCTGGGGCCTGATGCAGGTGATGGGCGCCGTGGCGCGGGAGCGCGGCTTCAAGGGCCGCTTTCTTTCGGAGCTGTGCGAGCCCGGTCTAGGCCTCGAGGTGGGCTGCGAGTACCTGGCACACCGGCTGACCAGGGCGCACAACGATACGCGCGCGGCTCTGCTGCGCTGGAATGGCGGCGGCAACCCGCGCTACCCCGAGGAAGTGCTGGCGCGCATGGCGCGCTACGCCGCCACCACGACTGGAGGGCCGCAGCGATGAGCCACGACAAAACGACTGGCGCACGGCGGGACGGCTTCTGTGGAGGCTGCCGCACCGGGGAAGGCAGGAAGCTGGCGCGACTTGCATCCCTCGCCGCGGTCCTCCTGATTGCGCTGGGCACCATGGCGCCGTCCTGCTCGAACTGGGAGCTGACCGCGTACCGCACGCTGGCCACCGCCCAGGTGACCTACGAGAACACCTACACGGCCATCGTGGTGCTCCACCGCCAGGGCGCCATCACCGACGCGCAACTGGCGCGCTCGCGCGCCGTGGCCGACCGCATCTATGCCCTGGGACGCAGCGCCACCGGGCTGCTGGTGAGCTACAAGACGGTGGCCGATGCGCCCACCCGCGCGCGCATCAACGCGGCGCTCGCCGAGCTGCCCAAGCTGGTGCTCGAACTCGAAGCGCTGATCACCTCGTTCCGCCAGTCGCCGCCGGGTGGCGCAGGCTATCAGCCTGCGCTCTTCGCGCCAAAGGTCGACGCGCAGCTCGGCGGCATCGAGCAACGCTTGGACGTTTTTTGCAGCGCCGGCTTCCAGCCGGCCTGCCAACGAAATACCCAACCGACGATGAGCGAAACGAAGCGCGTCGGGGCCCTCGCCCACCGGGCCCTGGCAAGTGGGGCCCCGGCCGCTTCCCGGAGGACCGCATGGGCGAAATGACCCGCGAAAAATTGATCGTGCTGCTCAGCGGGCAGGCGCTCGCCGCCATCCTCCAGGGCATCGCGGCGTTCGAGCGCGTGCAGGGGCGCGTGCCCACACTGGCCGAGTGGCAGGAATTGCAGGCGGGCTGGAAGTCGCCCGACGAGATCGAGCGCGAAGTCCGCGCCGGCCTTGCCGGCGGGGGCTAAGGAGAGACGCGTGCGCGAGTTCACCACCTGGCTGCACGACAAGTGGGGCGACATCGTCGGAGCGCTGGTCCTCTTTGTCGGCATCGGCATCGCCGTGTGGGGCGCGCTGGCGGCCAACGAGAAGCTCTTCCTGCTGGGCTCGGGGACGCTGATCCCGCTGGGCTCGGCCTGGCTGAAGCTGAAGAGCGGCGTGCCGGCCAGCGGCGCGGCCGCGCCTCCGAACGGGGAGGCCCCGAAGTGACCACCGAGCGCAACGGCGCGCAGCAGTCCTGGGGCGATGCAGGGAAGGCCGCGCTTTCGAAGCTGGCGATGGGCGCTGGCGGCGGTCTCGCGGTTACGTTCCTCTTCTGGATCGCGAACCAGCCCGAGCGCGTTTTCGCGCTGGCCGAAAAGTGGGGCCCGTGGACGGTGTTGGTGTTCGCGGCGCTGTTCATGCATGAGCGGCGGCGCAACCAGGAGTTGAGGCTGATGCGCGGGCACGTTGCCGCGCAAGAGCACATGGCGGCAGCCATCACTCGCGGCGCAGTGGCCCAGGAGCAGACCGGGGAGGCGCTGCGCAGCCTGGCGGGGTCGGTGGGGATGATCGCGCAATCGCAGGGCGACGCGCTCGAAGCCATCAAGGCGTCGCTCGGTTCGTTGCACGGCAAGGTGGACGAGATGCGGAGTCACGGGTGAGCGAAAAGCACACAGCGCGTCGCGCGGAGAAGGAGGCGCACCGCGCGGCCATCATCCGGCTGCTGGTGCCGGTCTATCCCCAAGGCCTGACTTTCAGCGGGCTGCAGCAGGCGCTGATGATCGAAGGCCGGTCGCTGACGAGCGAGGAGATCAATTTCCAGCTCGCCTATCTCGAGGAAGGCGGCTACGTGAAGCTCGAGCGCGAAACGCGCCGGCGCAAAACGATTGTGCTGGGCGCGGCCGCCACGCGCAAGGCCGTGGACCTGCTCGACGGGCGCATCGCGGAGGACCCGGGCATCGCGCTGTGAGTGCGTCGCGCACGGCGCCAGAAAAAATGAATGACTCAACCGAAACAACGCAAGCGGCACCGCCGGGCCGGAGAGAAGCAGCGGCACCGGATGCCCTTCAAGCTCGATGCGCTTCCGCAGAAGGCGCAGCAGGCGGTGCTCGATGCGCGCGAGGGGCGATGCGTCTGCAACGGGCCGCGGCCCCACTCTCATACGTGGGAGGAAACCGCGGCGCTGGCTTCGCGCGTCGCCGGCACGAACATTTCGGCGATGGCGGCGCACCGCTGGTACGACGTCCGGCACGAACAGCGCCGCGCGGAAACGCTGGCGCGCAACGAGAAAGTGCAGGAGCTGGTCGCGATGTTCGAGCGGCTCGGGCTCAAGAACTTGCCCGCGGCGACTCTGAACGCGCTGGCCGGCGAATCGTTTGCGCTGGCCGAAGCGGGATCGCCCGCGGAGAAGCTGGCGGCGCTGGGCAATTTGCTGGCTCTGCAGTCCGGGCTGATGAAGGCCCAGGCCAGCCGGGAAAAGGTCGAGCTGGAGCGCGAGAAGCTGGAAGCGCGGCGCGCGGCCAGCGAGGCGACCTCGCCGCGTGAGGTGTACCTAGCCGCGACCGAGGAGTTGCTGAAGAAGTTGCGCACCCGCAAGGCTGTGCGCGAGGTGCTGGACCCGATCCAGAAGGACTTGATCGAGGAGCTGAGCCGAAGTGCAGAGTCGTTCGCAAAGCGGATCGAAGCGCGGCAGGCTTGAGGAAGCACGCGCGCGGCTGGCGAAGCTCTTCGCCGGCGCGCCGGCCCAGCAAGCCGCAGCGGCGGAGCTATCTGCTGAGGAGCGGCTGCGCGCCGCCTGGGACCTGGCGCTGGCCATCGGGGAATTCGCGCAGACGTACCTGCCGCACTACCTGGTGGACCAGGAGACCGGGCAGCCCATCGAGCCCGCGGAGTTTCACCGCGAACTTTACCAGCTTGTGCTCACCGAGCAGCGCCTGGCTGTGGCCGCGCCGCGCGAACACGCCAAGTCCACAATCCTCTTTATCTTCGTGACCTACTGCGTTTGCTACAAACTCCGCCGCTTTGTCGTGTACATCTCCGACACCGAGGCCCAGGCCATTCTCCAGCTCAACGCCGTGAAGTCGGAGCTCGAAACCAACGACAAGCTGCGCCAGGACTTCGGCGACCTGGTGGACGACCGCAAGTGGGGCGAGCGCGACATTGAGACGTCCACCGGCATCCGGCTCTCCGCGCGCGGGGCCGGCCAGTCGCTGCGCGGCCTGCGCAAGCGGCAGTTCCGGCCCGACCTGGTGATCTGCGACGACCTCGAGGAAGACGAGGCGGTGGATTCGCCGGAGCGGCGCGAGAAGCTGGAGCGCTGGTTCAAGCGCACCGTCATGAACCTGGGCAAGAACTGCCAGATCATCGTCGTCGGCACCATCTTGCATTACGACTCGCTGCTGGCTCACCTCACGAGCGAGGAACACTTCCCGACGTTCGTCAAGCGCTTCTATGTGGCGGTGGATGACGACTGGTCGCTCGAGTCGGTGCTGTGGCCCGGCAAGTGGTCCCTGGAAGCGCTGAAGGCAAAGGCGGCCGACATCGGCCTCGTGGATTTCGACCAGGAGTTCCGCAACCGTCCCATCAACGCAGCTACGCAGGTGTTCCGCGAGGACTGGGTGAAGCAGCACGCGTTCACCTGGGACGAGATCCGCGGGATGGCGATGATGAAGATTATGGCCGTAGACCCGGCCATCAGCGTCAAGCAGAAAGCGGACTTCTTCGGCCGCGTCCTGATCGGAATCGTGGGCACGGGGCACATTCTTGTGTTGCGCGGGGAACAGCACAAGATTCCGTTCACGGAGCAGGTCAAGCTGCTGCTGGCCAAGTACGACGCCGAGCAACCGGAATGGATCGGCATCGAGTCCGTCGCCTACCAGAAGGCGCTCAAGCAACGCATGGACGAGGTGAGCCGGGAGACGGGCCGCTATATCGCCATCGTCGAAGTGGACACCAAGGGCATCGACAAGTTCGCGCGCATTTCGACGATGGGCCCGCTGGTTGAAAACGGAACCATCCGTTTCTGCCTCGACGGCACGCAGGACACGCTCCTGAAGCAACTCTACTTCCTCGGCAAGATGAAGGACGACGTCGCCGACGCGCTGGAAATCGCCGTGCGCGTGGCCCGGGAAAAGCGCTTCAGCAAGCCAGCCTTGGCCAGCGAGGAAGCGCCGCCAGGGACCTACGGGCCCGAGCGGCGGGGATTGCTTCGCGGGAGGGCGGCATGAGCGAAGCGCGCCTGACCGCGTATGAACGGGCCGAGAAGTCCTGCGCGCTGGCCACGCGAAAGACCAAGGCGAAACAGCAGCTCGCGGCGTCGATGGCGGCGAGCAAAACGGAGTTGGCCGCTAAGGCCGCGTTGAGCCCGGCACTTTTCGCCTTGGGCGCGGGCACAGACGAGCAGGGTTTCCGGCGCATCGGCGGGCACAACACGCTGCGCGAGCTGAACCCGGCGATGCAGCGCCGGATGCAGGACGTGTGCTTCTACCTTTCGGTGTGCACGCCTTTCGGCGAGGGCATCATCCGCGTGCTCACCGACTACGTGGTGGGTGAGGGCTTTCAGCTCGTCGCGGAGCACCCGGACCTGCAGGTGTACCTCGACACTTTCTCGCGCGATCCGGTGAACAACCTGGCGGCGAACCTCCCGCAGTTCTGGCGGGAGCTGATGATCTTCGGCGACCAGTGCCTGCCCGCCGTGGAAAACCCTGTGGACGGGTTTGTGCGCCTGGGCACGGTGGATGCCGGCGACATCGAGGCGGTTGAGTTCGGGACGCTAGTCACCGGCAACCCGGCGCTGCGCCCCGTCTCGCTGCCGGTGAACGTAAAGCTCGTGGACCTGCCGGGCCAGCCCGGCGCGCGCCTGCGCATCGCGCAGACCGAGAAAGTGATGGTGAGCGCGCGGGAGTACGACGGGACGTGCTTCTACTTCGCCATCAACCAGGTGCGCGCGGCCTCGCGCGGCATCAGCGAGCTCTTCGTGCTGGCCGACTGGTCGGACGTGTTCGACCAGATGATCATGGACTTCGCCGACCGCGTGCGGTTCCTGAACGCGTTCGTGTGGAACTACACCTTGAACGGGGCCGACGACAAGAAGGTGAACGATTACCTGGCCTACCTGCGCAAGAACCCGCCGAAGCAGGGCGGCTTCCAGGTGCACAACGACTCGGTGAAGATCGAAACCCTGACGCCGGATTTCAAGGGCGCGGACATGAGCGAGGTCGCCAAGCTGATGAAGGCCTACGGTCCGGGCGCGAAGGGATTGCCGCCGTGGTTCTTCGGGGACCCGATGGACGCGAACCGCGCGGCCAACGAAGTGATGGAAGGGCCCAGCGGGAAGATGCTCACGAACAAGCAGGGCTTTTTCAAGCGGTGCGTGGTTTCCGTGGCGGACTACGCCATCGACCGCGCTGTAGCGCGCGGCACGCTGCTCCCGTCCATCCCGCGCGCCTACAAAGTGGTGACGCCGGACATCAGCGTGAAGGATATGCAGAAGTCGTCGGCGACCCTGCAGAGCGTCGGCAACTCGCTGGGTGTGGCGCAAGACCGCGGGTGGATTCGGGCGGAAACGGCCGCGCGCGCTTACCACCTGGCTCTGGGCCAGATCGGCGTCGAGGTGGATTCGCAGCGCGAGTTCCGGGAGGCCCAGACAGAGAAGGCCGACCGGGACGCGCGCGAGCAGGATGCGCTGGCCGAGCAGGCCGAGCTGGCGCGCGCTCTGGAGGCGGAACGGAGGCCGGTGCAGTAATGGCCAACCTGCAATTCTCGGCGAAGGTGCGGGAGCTGATCCGGCAGTCGCGTCAGATCGAAGCGCCGGCGCGCCGGCGCATCCTCGAGCTGCTGGACGAGGCGCGCAAACGCATCGCCGGCGAGCTGGCCGGGATGGACCCGCTGCGGCCGCAGGCTGTGCAACTGCGCCAGTTGCGCAGCTCCATTGACGCGGCCTTCGAGCACTTCCGCCAGCAGGCCACCATTACGGCGCAGGCGCTCGAGCGCCAGGGCTTTGAGTTCGGCGTGAAGATCGCCGAGCAGCCGCTGGACGCCGGCGGGCTGCGCGTCCCGGTAGCCGGCCAGGGACTCACCGGCGTTTCGCGGAACACACTGCAAATCGCGCAGGACTTCACCGCCGACCTCATCAGCAATCTCTCACGGGATGCGGCCGGCAAGGTGAACGCGGCGCTGCAGCGGGCGTTCCTCGGCGGGCAAAAGCTCACGGACATCATCGAGCAGGTTGCAGAAGGCCTCGGCGGCAAAGGCCCGTTAGACATTTTCTCGAAGGTCGGCGAGCGCGCCGTGAACGTGACTATCAACGAGATCAAGCGCGGCTTCTCCATCGCAGGGCAGGCGCGGATGGAAGAGCTGGGTGAGCGCTTTCCGGAGATGCGCAAGCAGTGGCGCTGGGTGAACGTGGGGCAAGAGCCGCGCATGGACCACAGGCTGGCTCCACCCGAAGGGGCCAACGGGCAAATTCAGCGCGTGGACGAGCCGTTCCTGGTCGCCGGCGAGGAGCTGATGTTTCCGCGCGACCCGAACGGCTCTGCGGAAAACACGATCAACTGCCACTGCATTTCGGTGCCGTACTTCGACGCCGATGCGTTCAAGCCGAGCGAGCGGCAGAAGACTTTGCTGCGCGATCTGGGAATCGAAATCAGCGTGGACCGCGCTGCCTAAATCGGTCCGAGGAGGAATCATGGCACCTGAAGTTCAAACCCCGGCCCCGCCGGAGATTCTGCCCGCGCCCTTGCAGGCGCAGTGGCGCAAGACCTATGCCGAGGCGCTGGAGCAGGCCAAGGCGGACGAGCCCGATGATCCGGCGCGGCAGAAGATGCTGGCACGCCGCGAAGCCAACCGGCTGCTGCGCACCCCGAAGCTCACCAGCTACGAGGACGCGGCGGGGCTGAAGGACTGGCAGGTGATCTCCCGCGTCGAGGCGGACGGCGTTCTCAAGGGCGTCACCTTCGACGGGAAGAAGTTCCGCTTCCCGGTCCCGGCGAAGCGCGCCGGCGGCAAGCCCGCGGCCAGCTACGCCGAGCTCGAGGAACAAGCCGCCGCGAAAAGGCGCGACCACGAAGCGGCTGCCAAGGGCCAAGACGGACGCTGACGCTGCCGCCGCGCAGAAGTAGGCCCAGGAGGGCACGTTGACGCTGACCACCGACGAGCTGCGGCGGCGAATCGCTGCCGCGCTCGCTGAAAAGAAGAGCGCGCTGCTGCCGGGCGAGTTCACTGCTCGCCTGGCCGCAGCGGCTGAAGGCGACGGCTGGGTGTGGTCGGTGGTGGTCTGCAAGGCCGGCTGGGGCAACGCCCACGTCTGGGGCCCGGAGGAATACGCACGGCGGCCGCAGTACATCCCGCGCGAGGTCTTGCCGCAGATTGCGGCCGCGGTCAACGGGGCGCGCTTCCGCCGGCGGCACCCGCTGGAAGATGAGGGCGATGGCGAGGGCATCCCCGACCTGGTCGCGGGCTGGGTGGACAACGCACGCGTCGTTGGCGACGAGGTGCACGCCGACGTCCACCTGCTGCCTACGGAAACAGAGATCCGCGCGCGACTGCTGGCCCTTCGCGAGGCCGGCCAGATGGGCCTGTTCAACGTTTCGCTGCTCACCTACTTCCGCGGCCGCGCCGACCGAATCGAAGGGCGCGATGCGCTGGTGATCGAGCGCATCCACAAGGTGATCGCTCTCGATATGTGCGCCGAACCCGGATGGGGCGGCAAGTTCTTGGAGACGCGGCTGGCCGCGTCTCTGCGAGATTTCCCCGACGCTCTCGGGGAAGAAAACGGCACGCCGGTCAACGGCGCTGACCGAAACAAGGGAGGGACGATGAAGCAACGCATTTTGGCATTGCTCGCAGTGCTGGCATCGTTCGCCTCGGACCGCGCCGCACAGCTCCAGGCGGGGCTGGACAGCGTGCCCGAGGCGGAGCTGCCCAAGCGCTTCGAGCAGGTGGTGGACGCTTTCGTCGAATGCTCGAACGGAGCCTTCGCGCATGCCAACACCGGAAAGGGCCAGGACCCCGAGCTGATCAAGCGGGTGCACGAAGCGCTCGCCAAGCTGGGCGAACTGCTCAAGCAGGGCGGCGGCGGCGAAGAGTTCCTGGCGAAGGCGAACGCGGCCCTCGACGAGGCCAAGCGCATCCAGTTCGGCAACGTGCTGGACGCGCGACTGAAGGCCGCCGCGCTTCCGGAGGAAGCCGAAACCATCGTGCGCGGGCACTTCAAGGACCGCGTCGCCGACGAAAAGGCGGTAGACGCGGAGATTGCCGTGGTGAAGGCGGCTTTCGCGAAGTACAGCCAGATCGGGCGCGTCAGCGACGCTTCGCCAGTCACGATGGGCCTCGACACCCAGGAGAAGCTGCAGCTCGCGATGGACGGGATGATGGGCGTGAAGGCGGCGCAGGGCAAGGGTGTGCCGGCTTTCCGCGGCATCCAGGAAGCGTTCATCGAGATCACCGGCAGCCGCGACTTCGCCGGCATCGCGTCGGGCGGGTTGTATCGCGTACGAGCGGCGATCACCACGGCGTCGCTGCCGCAGATCCTGCTCAACTCGATGACCAAGCGGTTGCTCCAGGACTACATGGCCATCGGGTGGAAGGGTTTGGACCGCCTGGTCCGGTTCGTGGGCGTCACCGACTTCAAGACGCAGGACCGCGTGCGGCTCGGGTACTTCCCGGACCTCGCGACCGTGGCTGAGGACGCTGGGTACGTGGAAATCGCCAATCCCACGGACGAGAAGATCAGCTACGCCGTGTCGAAGAAGGGCAACCTCTTCACGCTGACCGAAGAGACCATCCGCAACGACGATACGGGCAAGCTGCGCTCGATCCCGGAACGCCTGGCGCGCGCCGCGATCCGCACCGCCAAGCAGGCGGTGACGGACAAGCTGATTACGCCCGGCAACTACGACCCGGACGGCGTGGCGGTGTTCCACGCGACCCACGGCAACCTGGGCTCGGTGGCGCTTTCGGCCGCCGAGCTCGATGCGCGCGAGGTGGCGATCTTCGGCCAGACTGAACCGGACTCCGGGAAGAAGCTCGGCTTCCGGATCAACTACATCGTCGTGCCGATCAACCTGGACTCGACGGCGCGGCAAATCAACAACAACGACGAGGCCTCGAACAACTGGGCCGGCCGCTTCGGCGCGGTGGGCGAGCAGTATCCGGGCGGCATCATCGTCGACGAGCAGCTCGCCGACACCAATGACTGGTACTACGGCACCGACGAAGCGCCGCCGCTGGAAATGGGCGTGCTCGACGGCGCTGACGGCCAGCCGCCCGTGCCGCAAATCCTCCTGGCCAACGACCCCACCGTGGGCCAGCAGTTCACGAACGACCGCGCGCAGTACAAGGTGCGCACGGTGTTCGGTCTGGACTGGATCGACTTCCGCGGCATCGGCAAGAACGTCGTGGCGTAGTTGTCGTGACGCCAAGGTGAAACCCGGGCCCCGGCCCGATGAAGAATCGGGCCGGGCGAGCTCCAACAAGGAGGGAGCCAAATGCCGAGAGAGAGAATCCGCCGGTTCAGCGTGGCCTACCCGATTGGGGACGGCAACCTGGCCGCCGGCGTTGACAAGTTCATTCACGTCGTGCGCTTCCGGTGCCGGCTGCTGGAAGTGACGCTGTCGTTGCGAACCACGGGCGGCACGTCGGGGAACACGGACGTGGACGTGAACAGGGACGGATCGAGCATCCTGACAGCGCCGGGCCTGCGCATCGCGCAAGGAGCGGCCACCAAGCACGTCACGGCCGCGCCGGCGGCCGCAGCGGGACACCCCAGCGGCCTGGACTGCGCTCCGGGCCAAACGATCAGCGGCGACATTGACGCCATCCCGGGGACTGCTTCCACGGGCGGCGTGGTGACGCTGCATTTCGCGGTGACCGACTGAAGGACGGGGCTCCGCGCCGGGCGGGGCCCCGAAAGATTAGGACGCGATGCCGACGCTTGAACAATTCCAGCAGCGCGTGGACAAGGTCGTCCAGGACGCGGGGGCCCTGCTGGTTGCCGACGCGCGCGACGCCTTCATCGAGCAGGCCATCACCCAGCGCTATTCGAAGGACCGGCCCATCGAGAAGGTCACCGACGTGAACGGCAACGGCACCGCGCTCGTGGCGGTGCCTTCCGGCTGGGAGGACGGCTTCTCGCGCCTTGATGACAGCGAGGGCATCGAGTACCCGAACGGCAATGTGCCGCCGACTCACCTCGAAGCCGACGAGTGGCGGATGTACCGCGAGCCGGGCGCGCTGAAGATCATGCTGCTGGCGGCGAAGCCCACAGCGAGCGAAGTCATCCGGCTGAAGTGGACCGCGCGCCACTCCGCCGATGGGACCACTGTGCCGGCGCACGACTTCGAGGCGGTGGCCGACTACGCCGCGTCGCTGGCCTTTGCGGCGCTGGCCGCGAAGCACGCGCAGACCGGCGACGCGACGCTCTCCGCGGACACGGTGAACTACCGCTCGAAGCAGCAGGAGTTTTCCGCGCTGGCTCGCGCCGCGGCGAAACGCTACTACGAGCACCTGGGCATCGACCCGGAAAAGCCGGAAGGCGGCGGGCCGGCGCTGGCCATCGGTGAGACGGATCTCGACATCGGCGGCACCGGCGTGGACCGGCTGACGCATCCGGCGAGGACGCGATAGATGGCTTGGAAGATCACCATCAAGGGCGCGAAGGAGGCCACCGCCGCGGTGCAAGCGGCGATCCGCGCGGGGATGCGCGACGGCCTCGAAGTGGCCGGACAGGTGGGCAAGGGTTTCGTGCAGGAGTTTATCCGCACGCCGCTCTTTGGGAAGCCCGCGGCCTACGCCACGGGGATCATGCACGACGCCATCGCGGCCGAGTTCCAGGGCGCGCCGGCGGAGGGCATTTTCGGCCGCGAGGTGATCTTCGCCCAGCCGCCGGCCGACCAGTACGCCGAGTACGTCGAGACCGGCACGCGGCCGCACATGCCGCCGGTGAAGGCGCTGCTCTTGTGGGTCAAGTTGAAGTTCGGCGCGCAGGACGAAAAGAGCGCGCTGGGCATCGCGTGGGCCGTGGCCAAGACCATTGCCAAGCGCGGCACCCAGGGGCACTGGATGTTCGCGAGGGCGTTTCGCCGCCTCGAGCCCATGCTGCAAGGCATCCTCGAGCGCGGCATCGGGGGCGCACTCGAACGCGCGGGGGTGGGCAAGTAGATGGCGTTGGCGGACATCAAGGCGCGCATCGCCGACCGCATAAAGACGGTGCAGAACATCGGCAACGTGCACACCCGCGCGGTGAACGTGAAAACGGCCGAGGGGAAGAAGGCCGTGCTGCATGGCGCGCAGAACCGGCTGCACGCCTGGCTGGTGACGCGGGAATCGTTCACCCCGACCGACGAGACGCAGAACCAGTCGCTACAGCGGAAGAAGACGAACATCGTCGTGCGCGGGTTCCTTTCGGTGCACGACGGGAGCGACAGCGAGGCCGTATTCGACACGCTGATTGAGGACGTGGCCGCCGCGATCAACGACGACCGGCAGCCGGCCGGCGCCGGCGGCACGAAGCTGAGCGGCTTGGTGGCCAGTTGCGACCCGCCGTACCTGCGCACACAAGACCACCGCGAATACGCGGACACGCTGTGCCACTACTGCGAGATCGTGGTGCCGATCGAGGAGGACGTGCAATGACACGCGAAGACCGAGTGAGCGTGAGGTTGGGGCCTGGCGCCGGCGCCGGCGAGGTGAACTTCGTCGCAGGGGAAAAGTACGCCCTGCGGCTCGGGCCGGGCGAAACGAAAGACGCGTGGGACAACAACGGCGCGCCGATCACACGCGCGGAGTTCGAGAAAGTGCTGGCGCGGGAGCAGGACGCTGAGGAGCGGCCGGTGTTTGAAGCCGTCGAGCCGGCTCACACGGCGGCTGCCGCGCAAGCCCAGGACGAGTAGAAAAAGCGAGGTGACGCATGGCTGTTCCATCGAGAGTTGAGGATCGCATCATGCTGGTGACTTCGCACCTGAAGCAGGCGAACTTCGCCACACTGGTGACGGATGCCAACTTGCAGACCGGGCAGCGCCGCGCATTGTCCGGGCCCATCTTCGCGCATCCAGCGCTGAGCTTCTGGAACAACCTGGAGCTGACCGGAAAGGGCCACGACTACCTGACGCAGCAGGTCGAGGTGGAGCGGAACGTCGCAGACACCCTCTCGTTGCCCGGCGACACCTTCATGCTGGGTTGGGGCGTGTTCTTTGGCATGGGCAAGGTGACGACCACCACGCCCAACGGCGGCAACCCCACGGCCAAGCTGCACACAGGCAAGCCCCTTGATCCGGGAGTGGACGGCAGCGAGTTGCCGGTGGCCACCATCTACCGCGAGTGGGCCAACGCGGCTGCGGCCAAGGGCCGCATTCACTCCATTGCGGTGCCGAGCTTCCAGATCACGCTGCCGGCGTCACAACCGGTGCGCCTGGAGTGCTCGATTGTGGGCTCGGGGCAGGAGACCACCGGCGCGCTTTCGACGCCGCCGGCGCTGCCGGCGTCTCTCGACCTGCTGCTCTCGAACAACCTGGTATTCCGCCGGGGGACGCAGGGCTCCCCGAGCGATGTGACCTCGCGGGTGATCCGCGGCAGCGTGCGCGTGGGCTTCGGCTGGGGGCTCGAGGAGGAGCTACGCCGCACGGCGGGCAGCGGGCTGTACGCCGCACGCTCGGTGATCTCCACGCCGCAGCCGTTCATCGAGTGGTCGGAGTTGGTGGACGACACGGACGTGACCGTGCACTCGAACTACCTGGCGCAATCCGTCGAGGAGGTCAAGGGCACCGTGCAAGGCACGGTGATCGGCGGCGGGCCCGAGACGCACCAGCTCGAATTCCGGATGCTGGCCGCGAGGGTGAAGATCACCGGGAAATCGCAGGTGGGCAAATACACGGTGTACCAGTTCCGCGCCGGCATCGAGGACGCAGCCAAGGAAGGTGCGAACGACGTCTTCACCATCGCCGTGCAGAACACGCAGACGACCTACGGGACGTAGGCCAGGAATCGCGCGGCACGGGCGCTTCCCCAGCGCAAACAAGCTGGCCGCGAAAGCAGTCGCAGGGCGTCGGCACTTGAGCCACGCAGCGCGCTCGCAACTCCCGCGAGCCGCAAGCCTGAGACACCAAACAGAAGGAGGAGGTGTCTCATGGAATCGGGGAACTCAGCACGCAGCACAACAAGTGAAGCGCCGGAATTGCTGCCCTTGGGCGGCAATCAGCGCGTGGCTTCCATGCGCCGGCACGGCACGAATGAATGGTTGCGGCACGAGTTGCGCCAGCCGACCACGGAAGACGTGTTGGAGTACTGGCGCGCGCGGGTGCGCGAGAAGAAGACCGAAGGCGCGGCCATGCTGGAGCTGTATCGCAGGCTGGCGAAGCGCGTGGCGGGCTACGGCGCGGACGACCCGCAACGCGCGCCGCGGTTGCACCGTGTGGGTGCGGTGATGCTGGTGGCCAGAGTCGAAGAGGACGCGCTGTCCGCGCCGCCTGAGGTGGACCCCGCCTACGACTGGGTGATGTTGCGGGCGCTGTGGAGTCCCGCGGAAGGCCAGCACGATATGCGCTGGTTCACGCGCCTGGTGCACTGCTTGGACCCCATGACGGCCGATGAGGACACCGAGTTCGACCGGGAATTGAACAAGGCCATCGTGGTCGGCGGTTCACGCACCGGGGAAACGATTCTGCCGCTGCGCCAGGCGGTCCTGCTCAAGTGGTACGACCGGAAGATCCGCAAAGTGGAAGGCTACGCCGTTCCCTTCGACGACGACCAAGGGACGGCCGCGGCGATCACGAAGCACATGGACCCGTTTCACAAACTGGTGGCATTCGAACTCTTCCTGAGCGGCATGGGCGCGGCCGAGTTGCGAACGCCGCCAGCGCCCGGGACCGGGGAAGAGGAGCTGGAAGCAGCCATCGAATGATCCAGGTGGCCAAAGACGAAGCCGGCATTCGCCGCGCGGCACGGGACATGTTCGAGGCCGAGTTGGCGATTGCAGGCGCTGCTGCCTTGCGGAAGCGCGCCCCGGCTTTGGCCGAGGCGGTTACCGCCCCGGAGCAGAAGCTGGCCGAGGGCTACTACGCATGGACCGGGCATCTGCTGCGGCTCGACCGTATGTTGCACCTTCAAGTGGTTCGCGGGCTGCGCCGGGTTACAGCGGACGAACTGCGCGGCCTGTCGGCAGTGGCTGAAGCGCGTCGCGAGTTCGACGAGGCGCACCCGCCGTGCGCGCATTGCGCGGCCCCGCAGCTTGCGCCGGAGGACACGCGCTGCTGGCGGTGCTGGGAGGTCGCGCCAGTGACGTGCCCGAAGTGTGGAGCGCAGTTCTCGTCGAACCTGCCGCACTGCCCGCGTTGCAGCCAGGGGGTCGCCGCATAAATGCCCGTCGTCCAAATTGCCGTGGAGATCGATGAGAAGGGCGTGGTGCGCGGCGTCGCCGGCATCAACCAGGAACTGGAAAAGGCCGGCGCGAAGGGCAAGGTCGTTTTCACGCAACTCTCCGATGAAACCGGAAAGCTGACCCGCAAACAAAAAGAGGCCGCAGAGGCCAGCCAACTCCTGGCGAGCCGCTTGGGCGTCGAGGTGCCGCGCTCCCTGCAGGCCATCATCGCCAAGAGCAACCTGGTTGGCCCCGCGCTATCCGCGGCATTCAAGTTCACCGCAGCCCTGGCGGCCATCGGCATCTTGGTGAGCATGCGCGACGAGATCGGGAAGGTGATCGACCGCTTCTACGACCTCGACGGCGCGGTGAAGCGCACGATGGAAGCCGCAGCCGCGCACAACAAAATCATCCTCGACGGAGTCAGGCAACGTCTGCGCCTGGAGGAGGAGCTGGCCCTGATCGGATTGAAGGGTTCGCGAGCCGTTGCCGAGCAGCAGCAGCTCGCGGACAAGCGCATCGCGGCCGCGCAGGCGAACGTAAACAAGCTGCAGGCCGATTTGGATGCCCTCGTGAAGAAATCAACCGAGACATTTGCGGACCGGGGCGCGCCTGCGTACCTGGTCATCGCGAAACAGCTGACCGAGGAAGCCAAGAAGGCTGCGGCCGAGTTGAGGGAGGGGGGGCTGCAAGGCGCGCTGGAGCTGGCGAACCAGCAACTCCTCGAGGCCAAGGTCAACGCAGAGAAGCTGGGCAAGCAGCTCATCTTCAGCCTGCGCGACGAAGGCGCGGAGGCGGCCCAAAAGCTGAAGGCGCAACTTCAGGAACTGAACAGAGTCCTGCTGCAAGCGCGCGCGGCCATGAGGACTGCCGAGCAGGAGATCGACCAAACGCACGGCATTCGGGGTGAACTCGTGCCGCCACCGGGCGGCCGGTTCTCACGGGACTTCTTGGAGCAGGTTCAACGGGACGCGAACCGGGTCCGGGACATCGAGCGCCAGCTTGAAATTGACCGGCTGCAGAGTGTGGGCAGGTTCGTCAAGGCCGCGTTGCTGCAGGAACAGATCCGCGTGGAGCAGACGACCGCGGAGTTGAGAAAGCTCAACGCCTCGGAAGAGGTCATCGCGCGGGCGCGCAAGTCCATCCATGAGCAGACGATGAACGAGATCGCCGCCCGACACCGCGAAGCCGTGGAGAGAATGGCCGATGACCTGGAGCGGTTCTTCAGCGACCCGAAGGGCGAGATCATGCGCGCGGCGCGGCGCATGGGGTTCATGCTCATCGCGCAGCTCCTGTTGGGAATGCAACAGGGCCGCACCAGCCAGGCCGGCGGCGGTGGCGGCATCCTCGACATTCTCTTCGGGGGCATTTTCGGCGGCGGTGGATTGGGCGGCATCTTCACCGGCGGGCGAACGCCGCCAACCTTTCCATCACCAGGGGGAGGCAACCCGTTCATCGGCGGTCTGCTCGGGGGCTTTGGGGGCAGCCTCGGTTCAAGCTTCGGTTCGTCGTTTGGACTGCCGTTCTCCGCGGGCGCAGGCGGGATCGGAACAACGACCCCGGCGGGCGCCTCCGGGGGCGGCGGACTGCTGGACCGTTTGTTCACGCGTGGGATCGGCCGCGCGGGCAGTCCCTTCTCGCTGACAGGACCGCAAGTTGGTGTGGCCGGGCTCGGACTCGGACTGCTGGGTTTCACGCGCGGCTCGCCGCTGATCGGCGCGGCGGGCGGGGCGCTCACCGGCTTCGCCATCGGGGGGCCTATCGGCGCGATCATCGGCGGCATCGTAGGTTTCTTCGCCGGGCTCTTCGGGCGCGGGAAAAAGAGGAAGCAGCGAGACCAAATCGAAGCGCAGGCGTTCCGCGCGATCGCACAAGTAAAGCAAGCGTACAACCTCCATCAGCTCGATTACTTGAGCGCCATCGCGCAGCTTGAGCAGGTTCGCGAACAAGTCAACCAGGCGATGCGGCAACTGAAGTGGCCGTCGCGCATGGACCCGCACATCGACCGCGCCATCCGCGAGATCCAAGCCACTGAGGCCGAGCGGCAACGCCGTGATCAGTTGCCCTTTGGCGGGCCGCAGTTCGCAGCCGGAGGCTACGTCAACGAAGGCCTGGCCGCACCGGCGTTTGGGGGTCCCGGCGCTGTTGTGCCCTTCCGTTCGAGCGCGGTGTGGCCCGCTCCGCGTTTCGATTCAGGCGGCGCGGTGCCGGCCATTGTGCACACCGGCGAGTACATCATCAACCGCCGCGCGGTGCAGAGGCACGGCCGCGCGAAGCTCGATGCAATGAACAACGGTCACGACGGCGGCGCGGGCTGGGGCGGCATCGTTATCAACGGGCCGCTGATTCAGGCGCAGAGGGTGGATGAGGCCTGGCTCCGCAACGGCGGCGCGGACGAGATCATGCGCGCATTGCGGCGAGCCGCACGGGAAGGAGCGCGCTGATGGGCGTGTCCAATGTGCTCAACCCGTCGAGCACCAGCCTGCTCAACCCGCTGTACGGCTGGCAGCGGGAGCGGCGGCGCGCGGTCGCGTCGCTCTACGCAGAGAGCGGCAGGCATTTCGCGCGGCAGGTGGGTGTCCGGCCGCTCACTTATCGGCTGAGTTGGTTTGTGCCCAAGACGCAGGCGCTGCAGCTCGAACAGTGGGCCAACCAGTACCTTTTGGACTTCTTCACCATCGCCGATTACGAGCGCGGCCGCTTCTACTCCGGCCGCTTCATCGAAGGGCCCAGCGAAGTGTTCGAGCGCAACGACCGCTACCGTTACACAGCCGTGTTCGAGGAACTGCCGGCGCTGGGAACGCGCTACGCCGGCGACACCTGGGGCGCGAACGCCGGCGACTGGACGCGCGACGCCATTTTCCTCGAAGAGCGCAACGGCTACGGCGAGGATTTGCTCAAGCGCGCCGGTACTGGTTGGAGTTTCGAGACGAGCACGCTACATCACCCCGGCGACGGCGCGGCCAGCGGCAGCGCGTACATATCGAAGACCACCAACGACACGGCGACGTGGCGTTTCTTTGGTTGCGGCTTTCGCGTGTGGGGCCAAAAGGCCAACAACATGGGGCATATGGGCGTGACGTGCACACGGGTGCGCGATGGCTCGGTGGTGATCGCCGAGCAGACCGTCAACCAGTACAACTCGCTCCTCACCGTCGCAGCCGCGCTCTTCGACAGCTACACCTTCCTCGGCGGTCCCGACCTACCGCTCGACTGGTACGACGTGAAGCTGCGCGTGATGGGAACCAAGAGCGGACCCTCCAGCGACTTCTGGATCACCGCCGACGCCGTCGAGGTGATGCTCTGATGCCGCGGACTCTGCCAGCCGGACTGCTCACGGAGCTGCAAAAGCGGGGCTCGCCGCAGACCCTCGTGTGGCTCTTCGAGCTGGAGCTGCCGGACGGGAGCCGACACTTCTGGAGCACGCACGAACTGATGGCCACGTCCATCCTCACCGGGGCGTCGCAGCAGTTCAAGCCGTGGGTGGTCGACGTTGGTGAATTTAACCTTTCGCGATCGCTGCGCGCGGACTATGGCGAGTTCACCGTGCAGAACCTGAGCGGGAACACGATCGAGCGCGACGTCGCCAAGCTGATCAAGGCATCGGAGTTCGACGGGGCCTACTGCATCGCCCGGCACCACTGGACGCCCTTCGGCGACGACACCTTCACCATCCACGGCTACCTGAAGCGCTTGCCGGTGAACGACCAGACCGCTCTGTTTCGCATGACGCAGCTCCTCAACCCCGGCGACCTATCGGCCTACGACGGCCGCTTCACGCGCGGCTGTCGCTGGCGCTTCAACTCAGCGCAGTGCGGCTACCGTCGCGGCGAACTGTGGGTGCCGCTGACCACCGCGACGGTCTTCAGCGCCAGCACAATCGGCGCCGCGCTGTCGCTGGTTGCCGAACTGTATGTCCAGGAACTGGTGATGACCATCCTCGGCACGGGCGCGGGCCAGGAGCGGATCATCACCACCAACACGGCGGGCGGCACGTTCACGGTGACGCCGAACTGGACGACTAATCCGGATGGCACGACGCAGTTCATCGTCACCGGGCCGGGCACGATGCTGCTGGGTGTGACGCTGGCGGACATCTTCAGCTCGACCACTATCGGCAAAACCGGCGCGGGCTGGACCACCGACCAGTTCAAGGGCCACTTGGCTGTGCCGATTACCGGCATTGGCGCGACCGGCGACTTTCGGACGCGCGCGCGGAAGATCACGGGGAATACTTCGACAACCATCACCGTGTCGCCGGCATGGGCGGTGACGCCGGATGGAACGACCCGCTTCATCGTCGTGTATTTCGATTGCGCGCGCGACCGCGCGGCGTGCGTGGACCGCGGCGTGATCGAGCGCTTCAGCGGGCTGATCTACCAGGCCACGCAAGTCGCCGGCGGCATCATCCTGCCGGGCGTGGGCGGTGACGACGGCGGCGACGGAGGCGGCGGCGGGGACGATCCGCCCGTTTACTACTGATGCCCAGCGCGTCGAGCCAACTCGAACTGACGTCCACGTTCGTGGATTCGCCGGTGCCCTTCGGTTACGGCTTCGTGCGCGGCGCCGGCAAGCGCCTGATTGACTACGTGGACGGCTCGTCGAACACCTACCAGGTGCGCCTGCTGGGCGAGGGCCAATGGAAGTCGCTGGAGCGGCTGTGGCTAAACCGCGCGGCCCTAACGCTGCCGGACACGACCAAGGTGCGCTTTCATCCTGGGCTCGACGGGACGATCGGGGCGGGCATGAGCGCGACGTCCACCGGCGGCGACCAGCTTGTGGACTCATTTTTCTCGTCGCTTCCGGCCTCGCTGAACACCTACCCGGTGACGTGGTCGCGCTACGCCTACCTCTTCCTGAAGATCGCGCCGGACGCCGGTGCCCCGGACCAGAACGCCGAGGTGCTGGGCGATTACAAAGCCGGCATGGTGCGGCTCTTCGACAACACCGGCGCGCAGACAGGCTTCGATTGGTCGCAGAACTGGGTGTGGATCACCGTGGACCAGCTCCTGCGAAAGTTCGTGCTGCGCGAAGCGCGCATCAACCAGCCCCTCACGAGCGAGCAGAAGGCGCGCTTCGACTTCGGCCTGCTCAAGGCCGCGGCCGACTACTCGGACTTTGACATTGGCGGCGGGGTGAAGCGCTTCAGCGGGGAGGGCGTGGTGTGGATCGAGGACGGGCTGGGGTTCGACCGCGCGCTGGAGCAGCTCCTGCTGCTGTGCCGTTCGTACCTGCTCGAAGCGAACGGGAAGATGAGCGTGAATGAAAAGCGCGACCGCGCCAGCACGTTCACCTTCAAGCGCGACGACATCGAGCCCGGAAGCTTCGAGATCATCGAAGCCCCTGAGCCGGGCTTCAATCAGGTGACGCCGCGCTTCCGCAACTACGACCGCATGAGCGGGTCGAGCGACGACTTGACGCGCTTCTTCGACGTAAACATCGCCCCGGTGAACCACGAGGCCCACCAGCGCGCGATGGGCTTTGCGGCCCGCGGCTTGGCGCGCAGCCCGCGCGCGATTCCCTTTTTCCCTGACGTGGGTGTCAACACGGGCGAGCGTGCCTGGCGGCTGGTGAGGCCGCTGCTCCTCGAGGAGCTTGGCGACGAGCCGGACCCAGGCAACGCCTACGTGTCACCGCTGTGGTGCCAGTTTGTGGGCCTGCCGCAGACTCTCGAGGCGATGCCCGGCGACGTGGTCACAGTGGACTCGAGCATCACGGAGGAGTTCGGCGGGCTGAAGTGGGTGGTCATCAGTGAAACGCATCTTTCCGGAGGCAGGCATCGGCTTAAGTGCCGCCAGCATAACCCGAATGCCTTCCCGGATGTGGCTCCCACGCAGCAGGTGACGCTGGCGGCGTAACAGAGAAGGGAGCAGTGACGCGCCGCGGAAACGGCGCGAGCACCAACTGGAGCGCTAACTCCAGAAGACCCGCGTGAGCGAGTTGCTCCCGCCGTGGGATGAAGCGAACGGCGGCGGGATGCTATCGCGGCGTGCGGGAACTTCACAAGCCCCGAGCCTTCGGGGCAGGAGGCGCGCTCGATGGTGCGGAGTCCGATTCGATGGCTGGGCGGCAAATTCCGGTTGCGCGAGCAGATTGTGCGGCTCATGCCGCCGCACGAATGCTACGTCGAGGTCTTCTCTGGTGCTGCGTGGGTGCTCTTTGCCAAACCGCCGGAGCTCTCGAAGGCCGAAGTGCTGAACGACCTGGACGGCGAGCTGGCCAACCTGTGGCGCGTGTTGAAACACAAGGGCGCGGAGTTCACCGAGGCGATGGACTGGGCCATCGCCAGCGAGGAGCTCTTCCACGAGTGGAAGCCGCTGCCGGGCGTGGGCAGCGAAGTCACGCGCGCGGTGCGCTTCTACGTGGTTTGCCGCATGGCGTTCGGCGGGCGGATGAATCAGCCCACGCTCGGCTACAAGTTCAACAAGCGCCCGGAACTGTTCTGGAGCGATGCGAAGGACGAGGCCAAGGCCATCATCGCGAGGCTGCGCCAGGTGTGGATTCGCCGCATGACGTGGGAGCAGTGCCTCGCCCTCTACAACCGGGCCAACACGTTCTTCTATCTCGACCCGCCGTATCACTGCGCCGGCGCGAAGGGCTACCGGCACTGGTTCACCGACGAGGACCACGCGCGCCTGGCCGACACGCTGCGCGGGCTGAAGGGCAAGTGGCTGCTCTCGTACAACGACGACCCGTTCATCCGCAGGCTGTACCGCTGGCGCGGGCTGCATCTGCGCGAGGTGTCGTGGCATTACTCGGCGGCGAAGGGCGCGCGGCCGCTGGGGCGCGAGCTCTTGATCGCCAACTATGCGCTGCCGCAGGCGGTGCGCGCTTGAGCCCGGTGAGTCGTGGGGAGATGTCGAGCCCGCTGCGCTGGGTCGGTGGGAAGTCGCGGCTGCGCCAGCAGATCATCGAGCGCTTCCCGGAGCACGTCTGCTACGTCGAGCCGTTCGTCGGCGCGGGCTGGGTGCTGTTCGGCAAAGAGCCGTCGCGCGCCGAGGTGATCAACGACACCGACGGCGAGCTCATTAACTTCTACCGCGTGCTGAAGCACCGGCCCGCCGAGTTCGCCGAACAATTCCACCTCGAGCTGATCAGCCGGCAACTGTTCAACGAGTACCGGCGCTTCGAGGAAGGCAAGACGGAGCTGGAGCGCGCGATGCGCTTCTACTACGTCCTGAAGCTCAGCTTTGGCGGGCGCCGTGGTGGGTCGTTTGGCACGTATACGCAGCGTGGTCCTGGCCCGGTGCTTTCGCGCCTCTACTTCTACGCGCAGCAATTCAGCGAGCGCCTGGCCAGCGTGGTGATCGAGAACCTCACTTGGCAGAAATGCCTCGACCTCTACGATCGGCCGCACACGCTGTTCTACTGCGACCCGCCTTATCCTGCCACGCCGAAAGGGGAGGCGCTCGCCGGCGACTACGCCGCCAACATGGACTGGGCTGCGCACGAGGAGCTGGCAGCCAGGCTGCGCGCCGCCAAGGGGCAATGGCTGCTCAGCTACCGCGATCATCCGCGCATCGCCAGGCTGTACCGTGGACGCGGCGGCAGGAGGCTCACCACGGAGCGCCTGGCCATCACCTACTCGGTGGGGTCGAAGGTCGGCCAGGGGAAGGCCGCCGCCGAGCTCCTGATCCGCAACTTTTGA